ATCTTCAGGATTAAACACTTTACTGGCAAAATTAAAAATATCCGACATATTAATACGCATCGCAGCGGCTTGAGCTGCCATTCTTGACAATCCTTCAACACCATTTTGAAATCCAAATTGATTAACTTTTTCTACGTTTTGTTTAACCAATGTAAAAACGGCATTTGTGTTAACACCCATACTACGAGAGATGTTAACAGTTGACTGCATATTGTCTTTAATATATTCAGTCTGAACACCAGCATTTTGGAACGCAACAACAATCTCACCAACATCAGTACTTGCCATACCAACCGCCTTGGCACCAGCAAAAAGACCACTAACAGTTTCACCTAAAGTAACAGTATTAGTATTTAGTCCTTTTGCAATGTCCAATTGGATTTCTTGAACATCCTTAAATGTACCTCCTAACCCAACAATTGTTGGAAATGCAACCGCAGCTTCTTGTCTTAAACCAGCAATGGCTTTTTGGGTTTGACCCAAAGTACTCGCCATTTTAGTATTGAGTGTCGCTAGTTGTTCTTCTAACGTAAGTGTACTATTACCTAAATCCTTATAAACATCATTAATATCAGTCTTCAAATCTTCCATAAAAGATTTGACACTGTCAAGACGATTTTCTACTCCTGACGTATCCGGTGCGTTTGAACTTGGTGGTGGCGTTGCTTGCATAATAAATTATTCTAATAAATAGAATAGATTATGTTTTTGAAAAACTTTCAACAATTTTGTCAACTAAATACCTACGAGCAAACGTGGGTATTGCATGATACTCAGTCCAAGAAATATTTAGATTCTTGTTGAGTAAATAGAATTCATCTAACTGGTATTTCTTATAATCAGAAGAAAACCCGAAAAAACTCCACCCCGAAGGCGATGTCAACATCTACCTTTTCTCCTGACGGGGTAATAACTGTTTTTCTCAAATCTAATTGAGGTTCATTATCATTAATAAAATTTCTAATGAATTTGGAATCCATAATTGGTAATCCCTCAACAAACTTATTAATAGTACCTGGTTCAGAATCACCACCAACAGAAACAATTTGTTTTTGTAATCTCCAAGTAACTTTAGGGGCCACTCTACCAACAGGATAACCCTCAGCCATTTTATTAATATCTTGATTTTCTCTCCATGTCAATGGTCTTAACTTAACATTAACACCTGATTTTGGAAGTGTAACGTCAAATGTTCCGTCTTCATTTGGTAATGTTGATGTCTTTTTGAAATCTAAAGCATCCAACATTACTTCAGTTGAAAATCTTTTATTAGTTTGGGGGTCTAAAACCGAAATTTTATATTCAGGACCAAAAGATGTATTTCTTAAAAAGATTAATAACGCTTCAATGTCACCATTCAACATATCTTCAGGTCTTAAATCTGGTTCATAAATTTTACTACGAAGTAAACTAATTACCAAATCATCACCATTTGAAGCCATGATTATATTTTCATCAGCGGCTGTTAAGTAACCTACTTTAACCGACTTCTTTTTTGATTTGTAGAATTTACCTTCTGTAGGAAGTTTTACCACGTCATGTGGTAAGTTAAATTCTTGTTGACCATATTTTGCTAAATTTTCATCCATAAAAAAAACACAGGGAATTAGTCCCTGTGTTAAATATACCTTAGATTAATTATTAATCAATAATAAAAGTAAATACTATATTAGTAAACCAAGATACAACGGTCCATTTGTAATGTAACGTCTAATCCTGCTAATTTGTCATCACTATAAGCCACGTTATCCCAAGCAGCCTTTGTAATCATACATCCGTCCAAAATCCATTTTTCTACGACAACACCAGTTGGGTCTAACATTTCAAGGTCAACATTTTTCTTGTAACCTGCAGCATAACCCATACGACCTGTAACAGATTCTGCGTGTAAACGAACCCACTCCATAAGAGCCTGAGTTGCTGATGGACCAATTGGGTCACGGAATTTAACAGAAATTGGGTTCCATTTGAAACGACCTGCTACGAATGTAGAAGTGTTCAAAAATTGTATTTCTGTAGAGTTAATATCTATTGATGGTCTTCCTGATGATTCTACGAACCATTCATTAATCCCTAAAGTTGTGTCGAATCTCAATATAAATCGGTTCGCTCTTTTTGGTTCGTAAGGAACCGGCATTTTCATTAATAAATCAGCCATGGTATATTTTGTTTTTTACTTTTGTTTTAGTTTATTTATATATAAATACATACTACTGGAAAATTTTTGTCTTTACTTTGTTTTTTTCAAAATTATACTCCATTTAGTATCTAGTTTTAGCTCCTTTACCAGTATAATAATTCTTTAATATTGGCTCATCTTCAAAACTCTTCTTCATTACTTCTACATTTTTAATATCATCATCAGAAAAACCAATACTAGGAACAAAATTATTTTTTATATCATTTTTAAGATATAATTTTTTACCTAATTGTTTTGCTTGAGATTTCACATAAGAAATAAATTCCCTCATTGCGTCCACTTTTAATTGTTCAGGATTTCCGGCACCTGTTGGGTCAAGAAAACTAACGGGGTAAAATTTGTTCATGTCGAGATAGTCTTTAATTAATTCCATATCTGACTTGTCTTCCATATTTGAAATGTCCCTGTATTTTCTAAGATTCTTTAATAATAAATCTTTATTTATACCTTGATGGTCCGACACAATTAGATTGTAAACGGCATCTTTTAATGTTTCAGGGTTGTGTCCACGTGCGGTGATTATTGAAAATATTGACCCGTTATTTATTGCTTCCACAAAATCTGACCAAGCGGGACCAATTTTAGCTTTCATGGCATCAATCTTAAATTGTTTATCACCACCTTCTCTAAAATTTCTGTAGGGTTGGTCGGCATATCCAACAATTTTATGTCCATTATAATCAAACTCTTCTTTCCCTATTTGGTGTCTGTGTTCCGCAAAGTCTTCAGTAGACATACCAACTTCATTACCATTCTCATCTTGTAAAATAATTTTTGTTGGCATATACATTAAATTATCGTCCCAATCAAACGCATAATACTTTAAGTCTGGTGTACCTGCATCATCAAAACCTTCTTTTACAATTTTTTTTAATTTCATCTATTGTGTATCGGCTAAAAAGTGGGAGTGTTACCCCCCACTTTGTTTTTATTAAATGTTTTCAAATGATGCTCCTGTTGGAGTAATCAAGAAATCAATTTCAATGAATTCCAACGCTTTTGTTGGTTTCAAGTAAATTTTACCTGTCATTGTGTTTCTGTCTAAGTCTTCTGGTGAGTTACTTACTGTAACACGGAAGTCGTACAAACCTCTGTCTCTTCTGATAGCATCCAAGATAGGGTTTACTGAATCCAAAAAGTCTTGTCTTACTTTAGCGTCGTTTTGTTCAAACAACAATCTTACAGAAACCGCTGAAATTAACTTACGAGCTTGTAACAACAATCTTCTTACGTTGATTCTGTTCAAAGCTGAATCAGCGATTTGAAGTGTTTTGTTACCCCAAATTACAGTTCCAACATCAGAGAAAGTTGCGATAGGGTTAATTCTACCTTGATACAATGTATCTCTGTCTTGTTGTGTAAGTTTCTTACGAGCTTTGATTGAATTAACTAAACCTCTTGTGTAACCCGCAGTTGCGAACCATGGGAATGAGATGTTGTCAGTCAATGCTAAGTTTCTACAAACTTCACCTGTTGGTGGTAAGTAAATTTGTGTATTGTTTACAGTGTCTCTAACCAAAATCCATGGATAGTAAGTTGCTGTGTAGTTAGAATCAATACCTGTATTTACCAAGTTGTCAACCGCTTCTGTTGGGTAAATAAAGTTACCCGTTTGTACAGGTATATTTAAGTTACAATCTGGTGTTGTACAAATATAGATTGAATCCGCTCTGTCAAATGTAATCATTGAAATAGCATCCTCAACCAAATTTGAGTTGTTAGTGTAATCAATACCCGGTGTAGCGAATACGTTAATCGTAGTAGCTTCAGGGTTTGCAAATGTATTAATACCTAACAAGTAAGCATAGTAATCAGTGTTTGCGTAGTCAGTGAAGTTATCAATAGCGATTGGTTTGAAAGCTCCCCAACCCGTTGCGTTTGGATATCTTGCACTTGAACAAGCTCCTTTTTGATATCCCGCACCACCTAATTGGAATCTATCACCATTTGTTCTCTTTTCAGTGTAGATATCCCAACCGTCAAATCCTTTTTGTACCAAGAAAGTGAATTTTCTTGCTTGGATTTGGTAGTATGGATTAGCAGGTGTTTCAGGGTCACTTTGGAATGATGCGTCTCCACAATCAAATGATGGTGTTCCCGATGTTGGACCAATAGCAATTGTTACTACAGTAGCACCTGAGTCCATGTGGAAACCTTTTGTTTGATAGTTCCACGGTTCTGCTGGGTCAACTTCACACAAGTTATTTGGTTTTTGAACACCTTTGAACATAAAGAAGTCAGGGTCATAACCAATTTGTGATGAAATACCTAAGTAAGATGTTCTTACTCTATCTCCAGCACTTTGAACTGTATTATCTCCCGCAGTTGTACCAAATGGTGGGTTATAAATAATTTCACTTGGGTAATTGTATGATGTTTTATATACAGGGAATGGAGGAGTTGCGTTAGCATATTCTCTAATTTCATAACCTTCAAAACCACAAGGTAACGAATCGGGGTTAGCATCCACATTCATTTCCAACATGATGTATTTTGAATTCAATGCGTACTCACCATCAGATGTACCAATTTTTACAGCCACATAACTGTTAGACGCTGGGTCTAAACTACAATTAGTGAATTTTTCAATAACTACAGGATTTGAGTCAGTATCGTAGAACGAACGAACCGCTAAATCAAATGAACCATTAGTATATGAAATGTTTTGAATTGAAATTTTAATTTGTAGGTTTGCCGAGTCACCATCACAAACTGTGATTATTTTGAACAATCTTTGAACTGTGTTACCACGAAGTTGTGATACAACCCAAGGTGATTCAGCTGATTTATAAGGAACCAAATAATCTGCGATAGTGTCTGTTGTTGAAGAGTATCTTAAACCAGGTAATGCGATAAAATCAGAGTTAAGACCTCTGATATAACCTTTATTATATGAGTAGTTTAATAAGTTTGAGAATTTTTCTTCAACAAACAAAGGAACCTCAGTTCTTATTTTACCGAAGTTTGTTTGACCAAATACTTTAGTAATATAATTTGTGTCTGAAGTATTCAATGATGTTACAAAACTGAAGTCGGTACCATCCGCAGTTTGACCCGAAATAGCAAATGTTGCAAATGGGTTTTGTGTAATTGCGGAATAAGTTCCTGAATCATTAATAATAACATCAGTTAAACCTGAAACTGTATAATCAGGACCTGTGTTGGTACCTTGATATGTTGCAAGACCTCTTGAACGTAGAGTTGCTGCAACCATATTATTATATTCACTATACGCAGTACCTGAGTAGTAATAAACAGAACCCGAAACGGTTCCTGAGAAATTTCCTGAACCTAAGTTAGTCAATGATGTTACAACTGAGAACCAAGAATAACCTGTGTAATTATCTCCTGATGAGATATTAAAGTTAGCGTAATACCAAGAGTCATTAGTTGATGCTGTATAATCGGCATCAGAGGTTGTTACACCTGAAACTTGATATACGTTGGTCGACGCAGTATATGCAGAAACACTTGGTGTGATAGCTGAAGATACTGTACCATAATAGTATATTGTAGTTGCGGATGTTGCCGAACTTGCAATAATACCACTTAATTGAGTATCAATCTCGGTTAATAAAGTACTTGTA